GATCTTGGTGTATCTCCTCTTGGTGGTCTTACTGCAGCTCCACTATCAGGTATTTCTGGTACTGCAGGCCTAACAGGTGGTGTTGTTGAAGCCCTAGCGGATCCAATTCCAAGGGCGTCAGCAACTTCATCTGAATCTATACCTAGTCTTGTACCAGCTCTTTCTATTGCTGAGGGTCTTTCTAACTGTCCTAACTGTGCTGCTAGTTCATCTGGTGTTAAACCTCCGGCAGCTCCAAAAAGACTACGAAGAAGACCCGGGATAAAGGCTTTTCCACCTTCTTCATTTAAAATTTCATCACCATTAATTACAGATTCTGCGACCATTTCAGCAAAAATGTCAATTAGTTCTTCAGTTGTTAATGATTCTAATACGTCACCAAGCTGCCCCTCATTCACAGCCTTTGCAATAGCTTCATTTACACGTTTTTCATTACGAAGCATCTCAAAATCTTCAGCGTCAATTCTGTCGTTATTATTTTTATCAAGTTCACGCTTTTGTGCAGCTGTTAATTTCTTAGCTTCAGTAAAAACGTTTCCTGAACCTTTTTTTCTGGCCTCTTCAATCTTTAAGAAACCTTCAATATATGGATTAGTCATTAGTAGCCTCCTGGATACCCGTCTGGATCTGGGTCGTTAGTTTTAGGGTTTGTAATTATTGGTGAAGAATTTCTTTCACGTTTTCTAGTCTCTTCTACATTCTTTTTAACTGTAGCGGCCAGAGATCTATTCTCATCTATTATTTTCTTTTGAATTTCTTGTTGTTTGACAACTCTATCTCTTCTTGCAGAAGGACGAGCAACATTCTCAATCTTTGATCTTTCAGCAGTTGCATCAGCTTCTTCATTTACACCTCTGGCAATATAAGGGTCTGCCATATGCATATGAATTGATGCGTAATCAGGACCGCTAGCTGCAGCTGAGTCTGTTACTGGTAAATTGAAACCACCCATTCCTGGTGAAAGTAATCCCCTTCTAGGTCTCCCCCTTGTAGGTCCACCCCCACCCCTTGGGGGTTTGGGGGTATCAGTAGCAGTCCTAACAGCTGGTAGGGTTTCGGTAGCAGTCCTAACAGCTGGTAGGGTTTCGGTAGCAGTTCTAACAGCTGGTAGGGTCTCAGTATCAGTTCTAGTGGTTGTGGTAGTTATTGTATCTAGATCTGGAGCAGCTCTAAGAGCATCGGTTCTTGTTGCAGTTTCAGGGTTAATTAATGCATCAGGTCTTGTTGCAGTTTCAGGATTAATAAGAGCTGGAGCAGTTTGATCTTGGGGTATGACTGCTGGTAAATTACCAGTTGGTGCTTCTGGTGGAAGCTCTGATAATCTTCTTGTTATTTCTTCTGGACTTAAACCACCTAATCTTTGAAAAAGACTGCCCACAGCGGCACCATGGAAACTTGGTCTTTCTTCTTCAAGCGTATGCCCACCTTCAAGAATAGCTTGAGTCATATTATCAGTTTCTTCAGGCACACAATTAGGAACGTTTTTACCGTTCTTTTTCTTCATACCCTCTTGTTTGTACCCATCCCAGCAAGGGTCATTTTTACGCTCAACAATATTTCTTATAGCGTGTTCTAAACTGGTATATTTTTCGGACATTTATTTACCCTTTGTTTTATTGATATTTATAATATCAACAATCCCACATTTTTCTTGACCAGTAATTGGCGCTAGTCTTATCATTTAATTTACCAATACCTCTAGAACGAGCGCAGTATGACTTCTTCCTCGCAGGTTGGTTTTTCTTAATACTCATATTCGGATCACCGAAACGAACGATTTGAGCCTTACCATCACCATCTGGATCAACGTAAACAGCGAATTTCTTTTTACCACCTGAAGTCCTAAATGGTTTGTTTAGCTTGACTTTCTTACCTTTGTAAGTAGCTTCTTGAAGAGTTTCTTCTTCAACTCTTTCGGGCAATCCTTTGTGCTTAGTTCTTGCAAAATCTTCTAATTCTTTTTCCGTCATAGTTCTGGCTAGGCGTCTTACTTCAGCAGAAGCCGATTCAGTCTCACCCCTTTTATATGCCAAAGCAACGCCCATAAGTCTTTGCTGCGCCCTTGAAGTGGCCTTTTCGGAAAGCTCTTCAGATTCTCTTACATCTCTGACAACATCTTTAATTGCTCTAAACGTATTACTTTGCCCTGGAGTCATTGCTTTATAAATCCCTACTAAACTATCAGTGCCGTCAAATCTTGATGAAGAATCATCTGGATTAGTAGATTGTCTTTCTGCCATGCAATATGGGCAATCACAGTGTTCTTCCCCATACATTCTTCTATATCTTTTAGTGTGTTCAGACTCAGGAATACCTCTTTCTCTGGCTTCCTTATCTCCAGGAGCATCTCTATACGCTTCTGGGTTGTCATCATTCATAGCTGTTCCGCGATCAAAATGCTTTTCTCTTCTAGCATCTGTTCTAGCGTCTCCAGTTCTGTATTTTGCTACCATAGCCTCAGCTATCATTTCAGCTTCTTCATTAACCTTTTTCTTAGCTTTGCGCGCCTTTGCAGCTAGGTCTTTATCAGCTTTACCCCAAGTACCAGAACCTTTAGTAATGAATGAATTAACTCTTGCTAACGCCCACTGCTGGGGGGTAGTTCCTGGTCTATGACCAGTTCTCCAAGCCGCAACACCACGCTTGTAAACTTGTCTTAGAATAGAAAGCGGTATACCCGATTTCTTAGCTTTCTTTTTAAGCGCTGCTGTGCTTTCATTAAGCAAGTCTTCATCTAATTCCATTGCATACCCTCCGGCAATAAACGAATTGACCCTACCGAAGCCATATTGCTCGGGGGTTTGGTTAGTGGATTCATCCCATGAAGATAAACCTCTATTATACACTTCTTCAAGCGTTTCTAGAGAATATCCTGATTTTTTTGATTTTTTATACAGAGAAGCAAGCTGTTTCTCGGTGAGAGCTACGGCAGACTCATCACTTCGCTCGTCTAGCTGAGTGGCTTCTTTATTTTTATCTACCATTGGAGTTTCCCTTTAGGCTTATCCAAGATCATACATAGCGAGTCTGCCGTAGCCTTATCGCACTAACGATCTATTTATAATAATTATTCACTTAACATCTTAAATCTATCAACAAGGTATGAGCTGAGTGATTCTTTTCTGGTCATACCAGCTTGAACATCAGCCATCATTTCGTCTTTATGTTCAGGCTTCATATTTGATGGTGCCATTGCATGGAAAGCTTCCCTATCACCATCAGCTGCAGCTTGTCTCATTTTAGTCGCAGAAGCACCTGAAACACCTTCAGCTTCTTCGTCCCTCTCACCGCCAGCTGGGACAACATTAATGTTATGGAATTGATAGAACCCATGCCCTTTACCTTCAACACCATTGTAATTATGTAAAAGAGATTTGAACTGGTCAACTCTGTCAGAGCCAACATGAACAGTCAGGTTTTTAACACCATTATCAAATAATTTTGTTGCTTGGTGAAGAATAGTTGGTGAGGATTTATCAGCAACTGAAACGTCAACTCCAGGGAATGCCCTTTTAGCGTGTTTAACCTTTTGTTCAGGTGAAAGCGGATTCTTGGTTTTATCTTGAGTTCCTGATAAAACGAGAGAAACGTTTCCGTTATCACCTTTAGCAGCTTCTTGAGCTGCACCCATTACCAATTCATGTCCAGCATGAATTGGGTTCATTCTTCCCCAAACAAGGTGATGGTTCTGCGCATTGGTCTTATTACCTCTAAATGCATTAAATACACCTTTTAGACGGTCAATAATTCCTTCTTCGAGAGATTCTTGAACTGGTTTCTGGAAAGAGCCTTGAGCGAAGTTTGCTCTTGAGAACTCCGCACGATCAACGAATTTACCTTGATGTTGACCACCATCAGTTTTAATAGTAGATACGTATCCCTCATGTCCAGTTGCTGAACCATCTGGAAGTTCAACAGCTTCTCCTGAGTTTTTACCAGCAACGCCAATAAGTGTATTCTTGGCATTCTGTAGATGATTATGTAAATCAAAGATATTCTGGACGTGTTTTGCGTTTTGAACAACTTGCTGCATTAATGCCGCATGCTGTTTGGTTTTTCTATCCTTTGCAGCCTGAGTCTTAACACTACCAATATCTTTTTGAGCTTTTTGATTTAAGATATCAAGATATTCGTCTACGTTTCCTGGTCCTTCAGCACCTTCTCTTACGCGCTTGTTGGTGTAAGTTCTCATATGTTGGTCATGACCAGTTAAATCGTCATAGACCTCTGGCTTGATTCTATTGTAAGCCTTGCGAGCATTTTCCATATGTTCTTCAAATGCTCTCTGTTCAACAGGTGTATGATTTACAGGATTCGCTTGAACAGATGGATCATAGTTATATACATCCGGATGATCCAGAAGTTTTGCTCTACGTTTTTTATCAATTGGGCCTGCAACGCCATCAGGACCGAAATATGTATGAAGAGCAACACCAACCTTGGCGTTACCGATTCTAGCGCCTTCTGGGCTATCTTTAGGGACTTTATATCTCAGAGTGTTTGGCTGGAACTCATGGAAATCGTCACCGGATTCAACATCTCTTCCAGAAGATCCGTCACCGAATAAGAAATCGCCCTTATAGATTTCTCCTGGCTTCATATCAGGAGGAACCATTTTGTGCGCGTGTGCCAGGGTTTGTTTAAGAACAGCTGCTAATCCTGGAGCATGGCCATGGTTAGCGTCAATATCTTCATCTGTAAAGTTTAGCTTTGGGTTCTTATTAAACATTGACTTGGTACCAACACCGATTCTACCTTCATTATCTTTAAAGATATGGAAGGCTGGTGCACCGTCAACCTTTGTTTCAACCCTGTCGGGTGTATTTCTTTTTGCACCAAGAAGATAGTTATGCATCTGTCTCAGATGTTGGTCAGCTAACCCTACACCGTCGTGTCCGTCGTATGCCAAATCTTCAATGTGCTCTAGATGAGTTTGTTTATTTGGGTCTGATGTTGCTTCATGCAATTGGATGTTTTCATTAACAGGTCTTAGTTCATCTTTGCTATGAAAATCTACTGGACCATGTTGCCCAGAACCAGCTTCTTCTTTAGATTTTGTAGCTTTTTGTTTTTTTGACATAAAACTTTTAGTTTCTCCAATAGCGTTAAAATTATCTTGTGTTGAACTTTTTATTGTACTCATTGGATCAGATTGACTGTCAATTTTAATATTTTGACCGGCAAATTTTAACATCTTTCCAGTTTCGGGGTGCTTAATATAAAAACCAACACCTTGACCAGTAGATTGAACAATTATATTTTCAGGGTTTTGTAAAATATGTTCATAATGTTGGCCTGGATCTATGTGCGATGTGCTTGGTCCTCCAGCACTATCCCAAGTGGTCAATCTCATATGTTCATGACCTTGTTCTTGCATAGGTGTTGTGTGAGCGTGTAAAACGTTTTCTCTTAAATGTTGCGCCAATTCTTCAGGTCGTAAATTTCTTAAATACTCTGCGGTATTATCTGACATTTTAGCTAAATGATTTCTAACTATTTCTTTAGCTTTTGCGTGAGATTTTGGGTTCTGCCTCAAAAAAGCTTTTCTTTTTTCTTTATTACTCATGCTGCCAATTTCTGGTATGGCGCTAACAACTGCATTTCTAAGTTCTTGTTGAGTTTCTCTACCTTTATGGATTGAATCAGATCCTGGGTTAGCTATTGGAACATTTCTTGTAGAACCAGATCTTTTTAAACTTACACCGATGTGTTTACCGCTCTCAGTAGTAATAACAATATCAGAAGGATCTTCTTTTTGAGTTGATGAAATTCCAGTAGATCTTTCAATATCTCCAGGTTTTGAAGTCCAGTGGACGTGACTTATCTTATCTCCATTAGATTCTGCATGTTCTCTTAAATAATTTGCTGCATGTTGCGCTAATTCGTGAGCTTTTTCTAATTGTTTTGGGGTTAAATTTTTTGAATAGTGTAAATATGCTTCATGCGGAGACAAACCATCAATATCTTCATGTTTAGGCATATGAGCTTCTTGTTCGTTTACATTTTCTCTTTTACCACCATTTAAATAATAACCAGTTAATAATTCATGTAACACTCCACCTGCATTTCTTGAAGAAGAATTAGGTTCCGCTATACCTTGTTCATCTTCGAGCAAATAATTTGAAAAAACTTCTTTTAAAAAATTATTAAGACTTAACATCACGCAACCTCTTATTTTGAATATCTAGTTATATTTACCCCGCCAGTTTCAGGATCATGTTGAACATGATGGCCATGAAACGTGACATCTGGGAATTGTTTCTTTAGCTTTAACATACCATTGATGTTATCAATTGAATCGTCATACAGATGAACCTCTGAATGATCATCTCTTTGAATTGCATCTGCGACATGGGCGGCCTTGGTATCAGCTGGTTTACCTGCCATATTACCAGCTCTACGGACATGAATACCAGAACCCGGAGTAATATCTATACCATATTTATTCATAAACTGACCGAATTTATTTTTATCATCAAGGTCAGCGCGAGCTGTTAACATCTCAACATCAGCACCATTTTTCTTCATAGCTTTCATTTTAGCAATCATACTACGAATTGGTGAAGCTGACTGTTGGAATACGTCTGAACTTCTAAACTCGCTAAAGTCGTATGAATGACCTTTAGGAAGCTCGTGACTATTAAATTCTTGGTTGGTAAGGGTCTGTATTTTATTACCGTTTGGATCTCTTACATGCACTCTCAGTTTGCTATGGTCATGAGCAAATAGAGTTTCGTCAATGTCAAAATAGTGCTTTGCACTTCTAGTATTCTGAGGCTGCACTTCATCTTCTTCTTTTAAGAATGAGCTAAAACGAATCATGTAAAAACCTTTTTTTTATTCTATTTATAAAAACGAAAAGGGCGAGCCTTTTCAGACTCGCCCCTCAAAAAACATGGTCAGGCGGAACCCCACCGATTTCTCCTGACTATTCCATTGACCCTTTCGCGTCTCTTGCCTCTGGACATTTTGCAGTCCTACATGTTTTATTCATAGTTCTATTTAGTCAAACAGTCACTTTAATTTGACGTTTTTAGTGAAAAAAGTTGGAGTAAATCCATCAAATCCACCGCCCATATTAAGATTTCTTAAAGTTTCTCGGGCGGAATTTTGTTATTTATATCGTTGAACCTCTAATCCTGTTTCGTGTTCTTCAATAACGAATTTACCGTTTACTTCTTTCATTCGGTATGTGAGCATTACTTAAATCCTTCAAATTTACTGTTATCAAATTTAGGTTTACCAAACATTTCTTCTTCACGTTCCACAAATCTACTCTTGTCCATTACAGGCCCATCCATAATGTCTTGAGCAGAATCTTCTACATCATACAATCTCATACGGGAACGATCAACCCCAACAACAAACCTACGATTAATCCCAGGATCAGAGTATCTATTCTTAAGCTGCTTAACCATAATTTGACCCATGTCTTCCAACTCCTCTGAGGTGATGAGCGCAAACATAAAATCAGCTGTGGCTGGGAGTCCAAAGGATTCCGATGTATCCTCCAATCCCACGTCGCTGTTCGAATATCCTCCTCGAGTCGTTTGAGTCGCAGAGATGATAGGAACATTGTTTTCCACTGCCAGCCCTCGGAGTTCTTCTGCGATTGCTTTGACAAGGGTATAAGAATTGACGTTGGCTCCATTTCTAATCCTCGATGACATACAGATATTCAAATAGTCAATATAGATAATATCTGGAATAAAGTTTTTCTTAATCTTCAACTCGTTAATAAGATGACGAAAGTTTGCTGAACCTGCTGATGCAGTAGGATATTCTTTGATCTTCAGTTTACCTTTAGCTTTAGATCGAAGACGCTCAATCTTTTTATTATAAGATTCACGGGGTAGAAGTTTTAGATCGTCAACTGTCACATCGAGCAAGTTTGCATCAATACGTTCAGCAATACGTTCTTCAGCCATTTCCATAGTAATATACAGAACATTATAACCAGCAGATAGGTTAGCTGCTGCCATATGACACATAGCCAAAGATTTACCAACGCCAGTTCCTGCAAGGATAATGTTTAGAGTTTTCTTTGGCAAACCGCCTTGGGTGATCTCATTCATATAATGAAGGTCAAACGGTACACGAAGTTCTTTAGCATGATAGAAGTCATAACGCGATTCTGCGTCATCAAGAAAGTCATGGCCAATATGACTGTCAAAAGATACACCCAAAGCATCTGTTAGAATCTGAGGGATACCGCCCTTAGACGTTTTATTATCTTTACCATCAATAATCTCAATAGACTTCATGATGGCATTGTAAACAGCTTTTTCTTGACAAAACTCTTCAGTCTTATCAACTAGCCAATCAAGCTTTGTATCAGGATCATAAGTGAATGATGAAATTACATCTTTACACTCTTTAAAGGTTTGCTCATTGATACCATCTTTATTGCTTAGATCGATCATTAACGCTTCCTTTGAGGGGAATGCGTTGTATTCTTTCATGTAACTATCAATAAGATCAAAGATTACTCGATCTGAATGATGAGAGAAATATTCTTCCTTGAGGAAGGGTATGACCTTTCGGCCATACTCCTCATTTTGAATAAGATTACTAAAGATGACATGATCAAGACCCATTTATACCTCTGAATATTCTTTGTAATTAGAAAAGTGACCGAGAACAAAGTTTTCGGCAGCATCCGAAACATATCTAAAAGTTTTAGAAGGGTAACGTATAGTATGAGTATACTTGTTTTCTTCATAAAAGTCAAGGATTAAAATCTCATCTTCCAAAACTATTTTAGCAATTTTACTTTTATCTTTATTATAAAACTCAGATATTAACTTCTGCGGCATCTTCTTCATCCTGTGAAATAATGCTACCCATAGCCATTTTATATTTCTTTTCAATCGCCTTTGCAAAGTCAGTTGTTGAGAGCATATTCTTCCAAAAATCTGAATTATTGGCAATTTCTTTTGCTCGGTAGTTTTTATCAGAGAGAACTTCACCAGTTTCAGGATTGGTCTGACAATACCAACCAACCTTCGGCTTATGAAGATAACCCAATTCCAGAGCAATATCCATAAGACCTGACCAGCGATTGATACCACCCTCAAAAGAAACAGTAATTGGAACTTTACTCTTTTCACGCACATAGCGCGACTTTTCAATATTAATTACAAAGTGATACCCTGCAATCTCAGTTCCATCTTTATCCTGTTGGCGACCAAGAATCCAGATATTATCAGCTGAGTAATATGACCCAGTACCACCGCCAACGATATCTTTCGGGAACATACCAATCTCTTTATAGGTGTGGTTGATAGCAACCATAGGAATGTCTTTAAGAGAAAGGTGAGGAGTTACCATACGGAATAGAGATTTGAGCTGTTTCGCGCGGCTCATATCTGCAACGCTTTTCTCATTCATAGCATCTTCAACTTCTTTCTTAGAAGCCAAGTTACCAATAGAGTCAATAATGATAAGAACTTGATCGTCGCGACCAATCTCTTTCAACTGCTTCATAATATCAAATTTCAGTTCTTCAACGTCAGTGATCGGAGTATGAATAACAGAATCAAGCGGGATACCAAAGGTCTGGAAATAACCTTGTGGTGTGCCAAACTCGGAATCATAGAATAGAACAACACCTTCAGGATATTTCTTTATAAAAGAAGAAGCGAGCAGAAGCGCAAAGCCAGTTTTGAAGTGTTTAGAAGGACCAGCAAGCATAGTCAATCCTGGCGTCATACCACCGTCAACGCTACCCGAAAGCGCGACATTAATCATTGGAACGCTGGTAGGAATCATATCTTTCTTAAGAAAGATCTTGCTATCCTCAAGAGTGCTTGTCAGATTGATAGTGCTGTTTTTGATAAGGCGGTCTTTAATTGACATATTCAAAACTCCTCGAAATAATTGTCTAGTTTTTCAATAAATGCTTTAATCTTTTCTTCACGGGCTGGCCAATGAATATAATCCTTTTCAGGGTTCTTCATTAGGTTATTCAGTAGGGGCATTATTAGGTTTCTAAGCCCCTCCATGTTTTGTTTATAAAACTCAACTTCACTTGCCAAGTTCTCGTTATTAGCCGAAAGGTCTTCAATAACATTTTTACTATTATCTAGAGCCTCTTCGTCTACAGCGGTAAAACCGAAGTCAAACATTTCTTTCATTTATCATTCTCTTTCTTTTTGGGGATCCTGTGACCAGTGTCTTCTAAAGGGTTATCGGGCCATTGCTCTTTTTCTGTCATGAGAAGAAATCCTCTAAAGTTGATGTTTTTTCTGTGTTCCAACCAATTATATTCGCAACAGATTTTACTGGTCCAAGAAAAGCCTTTTCAAATTGCATTTCCCTGTCAATGAACCGATCTAAATCCATCTCATTTGGCAATTCATCAGGAACTGCAATAACAGACTCATGAATAAGGTTGGGCTGTTTTAGATAAGCGAAACGGATTTTATCACCGTTTTGAATTGGTGGTATGTGTTGAATATTATTTTTGTTAAGCCAGTGGTTAAAGAGCAGTGCGCCTTTAACTTGAATGGGGGTAGCTTTCTTATATATAGTTGCTGCGTCTCGATATTTCTCCATATTTTTTACACCTCGCGGGAAGGCTACTTCTTCAAACCTTAGATTCATAAACTCTTTGTGGAAATTCTCAATATAATCAATAAGTTCTTCTTCAGAACCATTCATGATGATAGCAAGCGCATCTTTAATAGAGCTACGACAAGACTGCGGAGTTGAAGAACGAACCGCCTCGATACCAGACATTTTTAGCTGAGGCTCTTTGAAACGCACACCTTCAATGTCCCAGGCGTTTAGAATATAGATCTTTTTCTTTTTCCAAACGGCTTTATCAGCGATAGTTTCTCGTTTCATCTTCATCTTCTGCTGATACGCGCCCATCATATCAGCAAGTTCTTGATAACAACTATCAATATAAGGCTCAATCTTAGCAACGGCAAACTGGTCAATAATATCAACGATTTCGTCAGTGGCTTTATCACCACCAAGCATATCAACCAACCCCTTCAATTCGACATAGATTGAGTCAGTGTCAGAAGCCACAACATAATCAGTGTTGGTCTTTAACATTTTATTCAAGTAGTAATTAATGCGGCGTTCAATCCAACGGATAGAAAGCTGACCTGACATGGTAATCGCTTCGGCGTGGTTATGATTAAACCAACGGAAGTAAAGGTTGCCGAGCGCACCATAAGCTGAGTTTAGCTGAATCTTTTTAGCAAGCTGCATATTATGGTATCTTGCTACCAGTTTAGACTCCTCTGGGTCTTTAGTCGCTTCATAACGCTTTTTAGCCTCAAGCATCTTTCTTTTATAAACAGAACGATCATTATACATCTTTTCCATCAAGGCTGGTAGAAAGCCTTGAAAGTCTTTCGTATAAAGACAACCATTCGCCGCCATTGCGTAATCAGTATTGTTGATGAATTTACCAGTAATCAAAGTATCAATCGGCGCAATATCATCAGTTCTGCCACGGAAAGTCTCCGGACTGATATTATACTGCATAATCAGGTGAGGGTAAAGCGAATTAAGGTCAAAAGACACAACCCATTCACTCAATCCAACTTTAGGCTCTTTAACAAACCCACCGACCAAATCCTCGTCATCGCTCTGTTTCTTAAACTGAGGGATAACAATATTCTGCTCAAGGAGGTAATTATGAATGATAACATCCCATGGACGGACCGTTGTCATAGTATCATTATAGTTGACTTTTGCGTCATAAGCAATAGCCATTACCTGCTCAATAAATTTGAGCTTATCATCTAGACGGTCGACCAGAACACAGTCATGAATGTTATATTCAATAAACTTCTGGTAATTGTTTTTATACAGTTCTAACAGATTACCATATTCTGAATAATCAATCTTTTTCTCGCCCAATTCGATTTCAGCGATAAAGTCAAGTTTGTAAGATTCTTGATTGCCGAACTTAAACTTCCGGTATAGTTGATAATAGTCAAGGATAGTTAATCCAAAGATGTTGTAGCTTTGATTTTGTTTATTACGAAACTCAATTTTCTTCTCAGTAAGAATATTCCAAGGGGAAAGCTTTTTAGCTTCTGTAAAATTCAATACGTTTTTAATGCGGTTTACAAGATAAGGAATGTCGAAGAACTCAATGTTCCAACCAGTCACAATATCAAGATCAAGCTTTTGCCAGACTTCAATGAACTTGGTCAACAGAGTTGCTTCATCGGCGCAGCGAATATAATGAACAGAACTATCTTCAGTCTCAAACTCCCAGCAACCAAATACCACTGATTGACCATCCACCCGGAGGGTGATGGCTGTAATTTCTTTATCGGCCAATTCAATATCGGGAAAGCCTTCGTCTGCTTTACATTCAATGTCGATAGTTCCTACTTTGACTAGAGTAGGATCATAGTCAATTTCACCTGTAAATTCGTCAAAAATATGAGTGTATGCGAAGTTATCATAACCGTAAATCTCCATATTAGAGATGTCTTTGTAACGGTTGATAAAATCCTTTGCATCAGAAATAGAGTTGAAGTCAATTTTATCTACAGGTTTACCTTCGATGGTCTTATATTTGCCATCGGGTTTAGGGATAAACATGTAGGGGTGGTAATCTTCGATGTAGGTATCGCGCTTGCCGTTTCGGTATCCTCTGACATAAATCCTGTCACCTCTTTGAAAAACTGATGTGTAGAAATCCATAATACCTCCACGTTGTTACTGTCCATATAGTATACTATATATTTCAGGAAATAGCAAGTAAAAAAGGCGACCGAAGCCGCCTTTAATTTTAGAGTATACCGCAAGGAGTTATTTGTCCGTATCCTTTGTAGAAACGAAAGAATAGAATTTCTTTGCAGTTTCCATTAGGTCTTCAACTGAATACATTTGGTAAGATTTTTGCATTTCTTCCATCTGTACTTTGCCTTCTTTGAACATCAACTCAGCCATAGTAACTGCATAAGCTTGTTGGTTATCCATATACTGTTTGGCCAGTTCGACCATTTCAGCACGGATTTCAAAGGGATTTTTCTGTGTCATGTGTGTGTTTCCTTTAAATTAAAAATATTCTTCTAGAATATCTAGTTGGTCTTGATACTTTGCCATCTCTGCTAGTTCGATTTCAATAGCTTCGATAATGTCGCTATGTTCACCAATACCGGCAGGGTTAGCTAGATAAACTTCAATGTTCATCCTATGTTTTTCAACATGCCCTTCTGCGTGTTTCCGGGCAGCTGTTAAAAGTTGCTCACGCATATTATATCTCCTTTAATGCTGGGGGTGACCGGAGCCACCCCCGAATGCTGTTTCTACACATGGCAGATCAGCGGTTGTCGTAATATGTTTCAGCAGAGATTGAACGAATATCTGATCTAGAAATACCGATATCAGTCAATTCTTTATCTGAAAGTTTATGAAGCTCTTCGAACGTTCTTATGTAGTTATTATGTCTGCGAAGCTCATGCATTGCGCGAGCCATACCAACTTTTTCAAACCACTCGATTATCTTCTGCCAAAAATTTCTGTTCTTTAGAATGTGTTGTGTCATATGTGTTCTCCTCGTTATGACCGATTTCGATTCTACGAGGACGCAGTTCTTCGGGCACGACATACTTCAATTGAATTGCAAGTACGCCATCCACTAGATCTGCTCCATGCACGTAAACGTGCTCAGACAGCCTAAAGGTGCGTTTGAA